ACTGATATTCTTTGTAGTTTTGATTATTTAAATTTTCAACAGAGTCTAAACTTTTAAATGCTTTTACCGCTTTTGTTATTTCGTCTGGCGTTAGTTTGTTAAACCCTTGTTTAAATGAGTTTAATAAGTTTTTAGGCATATTCTCTATAAACTCGACAAACTCGGGTCGCTTCTCTTCTGGAAGTGCATTATAAAAATTATTTAATTCGCCCGGTATACGTGCGTCATCTTCATTAACTAAATGGTTAGATTCAGGTGATGAAATTATTTCAGATAATGAATAATTTTTCTCTGCCATTATTTCATTTAAAATTTGCCAATCGGCTGAATTGTTGATGTCAGGATATCCTTTTTCACATCTAACGCTCCATTCTAATAGTATAGAATCAATATCAATCATTTTAAATAAATATATTAATTGTTAATTACCTGTAGATCCAAATCCACCTTCGCCTCGTTCTGTTTCAGTTAATTCATCTACTTCTTCAATTTCAATTTGAGGATATGGAATTACAATTAACTGGCCAATTTTATCGCCAATTAAATAGGAAGTATCTGACGCGACCCAAACGACATTGTCTTTAGGTCCAGTTAATTTGTTTAAATTTTTATGATTTCGAAGTTCCTGTACTCGATTCAATATATCCGATTCAAATTCCCTGGTATCTAGCTCTAAATCTTTAAATCGAAAACGAATTTCTCCACGATATCCTGAATCGATAACTCCTACATGATTTGATAAAATCATAGAAGTTTTAGATATTGACGACCTAGGAAAAATCAAACCTACATGCCCTTCTGGAATTTCAACGGCAATACCAGTTCCATATTCTACATACAATCCATCTTCAGATATACTTAAAGAAGTAGCCGTTAAATCTAATCCAGCATCGCCTGGTTTGGCATATGAAGGTAGCACAGCATCTGGGTGCAGTCGTTTAATCTTGAGTTTCATAATTTTCTACAATTTTAACAAATTTATCCATTGAAGCATTTCCTCCTACAACTCGCTCAACTTCCTTTCCATCTTTCAAAAAGACGAAAGTAGGTACGGAACGAACGCTATACAAAGAAGTTCTAGGATCTGAGTCTACGTCAATATGCGCAACACTAACTCTATCGCCCATTTGTTCTACAAACTTTTCAAATTTAGGTTTGATAGCTTTACACGGACCGCACCAGGTTGCACTGAAATATAATATATTCATAAAGTTTAAAATTTAATAACGCAAATATATGAAAAATAAGTTAATATAACAAAAATAATTTGTATATTAATTCACCTAATTCTCTTGCATCGGCTGTTTTAATTCGACCTCGACGATTTTTAATGCGACCTTCATAATAATCGTCATCGATGATCCAAAAATCTATTTTGATATAAGACATACATTAATACGATACTATTTTAGAATAACTTAAAATTTCAACAGGACGAACAATTATTTCATTCCATAAATATGTAGATTTATCTGAATCCGAGCATAATGAAGTCGATTGACATAAATTCGGCTCTCCTTCAGGATGACCTAACCGATACATATTCGCCGCGCGATCTCCTGTGTCCGTAACAATTGATTTTACGTCAGATTTAAACGCGGCAATTAACTTTCCACGAATCTTTACTAAATAATTGGATTCAGGTCGGAAAAACTTTTTATATTGTTTAGTAAATGTAGATATGGCATACGTACCTCCATTGTCAATAGAATCTTGTAAATTTTTCAATCCTTGCTCTGAAGTCCAATGTAATGTCGTTACTATATGATTATTGGTATCATATACATCATCTGTAAATTCATCATCTAACAATACAAACGGTTCCATGTCGCCGCGAGAATAAAAGAATGCAATTCGAATGTCATTGATAAATGACTCTCCACCATCTTCTCGAAAGTACTCTTTAAATTCATTACGAAGTTGCCATACTCGATGGTTTACAAAATCTTCAATGAAATCTAAAACATTCTTTTGAGTAAGCAGATCATATCGTTGCGTTTCTACATACAATTGATATTTGAACCAACGATTAATTAGCGATACCAATTTGGTATTTGCATCTATTTTTCCACCGCGAGTGTCGTATCCATTCTTTTGCAATTCTAAAAATTGTTTCGCAACGGCTTCCCATTCAGGTATAGTCGCAAAAGCCTCGGTTGGGTGATAATATCCTCGTACTTCAAATTTCATTCTTTTCTTTCAAATAAATATCTTGAAGTTGCGAATTTCCTTTTGTATGTTTAGGACTATATGGACAGTGACGGCAGCCAGAGCCGCAACAGCTACCTCGATTAATGTGATGCTGCTCGGTCATGACCAACCGTCCGTTTTCCATATAATAGTTCAAAGAATTCCTTTCGGACTTTTTAGATAGTTCCTGAACATACTGTTGAAAGATCCAATCTTTTGAATTTATCATACAATTACACATCCATCAGCTCCACATGCAATTTCGCCAGATAAATCGGTATTATCTGTAATTTCATGTACATTATTTAAATCGATATTATGTAAAGACGACATCATATCTTCATATACATCAGCTGTACAGTCTTCAAAAGGAGCTTGCGTATAANTTCCTCCATTATAAGGTAATACTGATAATCCGTTATAAAATTTACGGTTCTCCCACATCCATTCNCCAACCATTTCCCATTCTTCAGGCTTGATTGANACAGTAGCTGAAATGTTATGAGTATTTTGTCCATTATTATGACCTGTCTTTACCCATTCTCTGTTGAAATGCTTTACTCGTTCTAACAATTCCAATGCAGATTCATGTCTTAAAATCGACCCTTCTGGAGCTTTTTGTGGTACAGAAATTACTGCAGTATCATGTGGTCTGAAATATTCATCTTCAACGAGCTCAGGATGATTTTCTAATAGATATGTATATATCGATTCATTCTTACCTACTCGAATTCGACGAATATAATAATCATTGTGCCAGGCATGTATACCTGATGACGTACCTAATACTAAAGAAGATGTACCTGAAGGTTTAATAGTCGTGCAACGAGCTGATTGGTTAATTCCAATTAACTCTGCAACTCGAGCATTTTCTTCAACAGCTAGCTTTGCAGCTTGACGCAAATCATATTGTTGAGCTTTACCTGATCCAATACCTGTCATGCCTACTCCAATTAATGCATCTTTTTCGGTAGTGCGTTTCCAAATAGGACGAAGATAATGAAAATCTGTATATCCTGCCTGAAGCGTTCCTACAAATGCAGCAGCGCGAACTCTGTCATTTAAATCTTCTTGCGATACAATATCAGATACATTTACTTCACATAAGTTACAGAATTGGAATGGACGAAGCGCAATTTCACAACATGGATTGGTTCCCCAATCTTTATCATTTGATAAATAAATACCTGGTTCACCAGCTCCTGACGCTTCTATCTTTTTCCATAAATTCAAGAAAAAGTCTTTGGTAATTTTATTTCGAAGCAATACTGCTGAATTGTTAGCTCTACCTCTTTGCGCATTTCCTTCCCACCAATTTCCAGATTTACATGCAATCATATCATCGTCATCTGCGCTGAATAGTGAGATAAGAGCTGCTCTGCGAATACCTCCAGCCAATACTGCATCTGCAATATGACATACAATATCATGTACTTCAATAGGAGATAATTTATCATTGTCTCGTTTAGATTCTAAAATTCCTTGAATTTTTACTAGACATTCTCGTAACGGAGCTGGACCAGGTGCTTTACCTCCTGAAGTTATCAATTGCGCTCCTTTTGGTCGTATATCTGAAAAATCAAAGTTGATTGTCGACCCACCTTGAAAGTACGATTTCATTAACATTTTAACTGCATCAGCCCATCCTTCAATTGAATCTGCAACTAAAAATCTTCTATGTTTATTTGCATTTGGTTTTCGTATTTCAGGTAATTTTTCAACATGATGCTTTTGTACTGAATATCCGACACCAGTACCACCTAGCAATAAAAACATTGTCTCACCAAAAGCTCTCCAATCGTCAATTGGTAAATATGCGCAATTGTAAATTCGGTTAGGAGATATTTCAATTGGCTTACCTCCAAATTGTAAAGATCTCATTGAAGGTAGAATTTTTTTATCATATACATATGTATAAGCATGCTCAATTTCATTTGCTAACTGAGGATACTTTTTCAAATGCATATTTTTGTTTCGAGTAACCAATTCATTCCAACTTTCTCTGCGTTGTAAATCTGGCATGTACCGTGCGTATTTCATGTAAACGGTAATGTCAGAAAGTATTCTGTTTGAAATTTCCATAAAAATAATTTTAAAATGTTAACTAAAGACCCTTTCGGATTAATAAATATTCTCTAACCAAAAGTATTGCCCTGGATTTCTTTATATTTTTGAGATAAAGATTTCTTTAATAGCTCTTCACCAGTTTGCATTGAAGTTTTAGTTTCTTTACCTTCGACAGACGTTTCTTCATATATATGAATTTGCCCATTACTCATATTCATTTTGCTAGGTAACGTAAGTCCGTCAGGGCCAAATCGATTTTTAATAATATGCCAACGACCTGTACCTGCTATTTTATCAGTAACTTTTCTAGATAGCGATAATACGAAATCTGCAATCATAATCTTTGAATACGATTCAGAAATTTTATCTGCTTCAATAACATCCATTTCCAGAGCTGATCTATTGGCTTGCGAAGCTGTATATAACGGAACTTCATATTCACCAGCAATGCCTCGAAGATCTTCATATATCGATTCTAATTCATGTCTCATTTCTTTTCGAGAAACTGCACCTCGTAATAAATCGGCATAGTCAACGATTACAATGTCAGGCTTTTTACCTATAAGAATCATTTTTTCAATATGAGCTCTGATAGTTGAACATGAAGCTGTTTTCGTAGGATAGTATTTGATTACTAAATTACCTTTTAATTTAGACACTGTAGATTCAACTTCATCTAAATTAAACTTTAAATTTTGATTTGCAATACCTGTTAATACAGCATCATAACGCTGACCTACATATCCTTCATTTAACTCTAACGTATAATGAACTACATTTAATCCTTGTTTAACAGCGTGGGCGCCGACATTGATGAGTCCCCATGATTTTCCAATTCCTGCTGGAGCAACGAATACTACAAGTTCTCCTTTACCAAATCCACCGTCTGATAAATCGTTGATAACAGGCCATGGAGTTGCTATAGTTGATCTAACATTATCTTTATATCGATCTTGCACTGACTCGTTATATTCATGACCAACTTCCTTATCAGCTCCAGCTTTCATAGCAATGTCAATAGTCGACTTAATTGCATCGTATTGACCTTTATTTAGTAATTCAACTGAATCTAAGATAGCTCGCTTAATACATTGATTTTTGCAAAAATCTAACGTTTGCTCTTTGATGAAATCTAAATCTTCAGATTCTAAATATCGAAATGCATCTTTAAGCATTTCAATGATTGAAGTTTTAAGTACATCACTTGATATATCCTGAACTTTGATTTTAAATACATCTAAAGTCGGAGCTGTTTTATATTCGTAAAAATACTTAATAATTGTATCAACTATCCAAACGTTTGCTTCTGATTCGAAAAAATCAGGAAGTAAAATATCTGAAACTTGTTGAGTAAAAGCTTTATCTGTAAGAAGTGCTGATATTACTTTAACCTGAAAACTATGCCCAAAATTTGATAATTTATCTGCCATCTACACTTCATTTTATTTTGTATGTATATTATATGAAAAACATATCAGAAAACAAATTATTTTCTTGAAAATGCTGCTAATGAATTAAATGTATTTGCAAGCCATGTATCCAAATTAGGAATAACTGTATACAATTTATCTTGCATAAACATTTTCTTGAAATTGAATGTGTCTAAATTAGGTATTTCATGATCGGCAATTTCTGCAATCAATCGCTTGTAATTTGCTGAAATATCTAAATCTTCCAATGACATCAATTTCCAATTAAGTTCCAATGTACTACGACTATCTACAATAGTTTTGTAGATTTTATGTTCATCGAGTCGGGCCGAACTATACTCTAATACTTCATCGAGGCTTACCGTATCCATACCGAAAATCAACGGTAATTTAGCTTGCAAGGTCTTAATTCCAATACCTTTTATTCCTTTAATGTTATCAGAAGAATCGCCCATAAAAATTTTATAATGTATGAAGTTATGTGACGGAACTTCAAACTTTTTTACTACTTCTTCAGGATTGTAAAATTTCTTTTCTACTGGTCGCCATACTGAAACTTTCGAGTCGATTAGTTGTAAAAAGTCTCGGTCATCTGACATTATAATTACTTCGCTGTTTATTGGGCGAAATACTTCAGTAGTTAAATATGCAATTGCATCATCTGCCTCGATATTATCAATAGACATTACTGTAATAGGTAAACATTCTAAATATTCAGACAGCTTACCCATTTGCCTTTTCATTGATTCTATTTCTTCTTCAACAGTTAAATATCCGACATCTTCACGTCGCTTGAATCTAGTAGACATTGACCGACCTTCTTTATATCCTGAATGCATCTTTTTGCGTCGTGCTGAACCACCTTTACCATCAAATACTACAATACATCTTGTAGGCTTGAATTGACGAATTACAGCACCAATGCTTCGAAGAAAGCCTATATATCCTGCACAATGTTCTCCATCATCATTTACAATTGGCATCGCTGAAAAGACACGAATGAAAGAGTTTAGACCGTCAACAATTAAAACTTTATCGTTTTTGTTCAGGCCTAAACTCTTCGCCTCGTGTTCTTCGCGAACTTGTCGTAACAGCTCAGCGTATCCTTTCATTACGATTCTTCTCCATCAAAGTCAGTTTGAATTTCAATGTCATCGACACCAAAATCTTCACCGGCTTTGTAGTTTAAAATGTATTTATCGCAAAGTAATTGATATACTCGAGCTTTTATTTCTGGGTTGTCAATTATCTTTTCTCGGAAATCTTTAGATTGAAATTTGATTATTTCGCCTGTTTCAGTGTCAGTGTATGTATACCATGCACCGGCTTGCGAAACCAATCCATAATCTTTCATCATCGTTAACCAAGATCCAAAATCGTCAATACCAGAGTCAAAATAGATATCATAATCTATACTGCGTAAAGGAGGGCCCATTCGATTTTTAATTACCTGCGCTCGGGTTGTCATTCCTAAAATTTCATCCTTTCCGGAACTTCCTTTAAGTTTAATTTGTCCTACAGACTTTAAACGTAAACGAACTGATGAGTGAAATGCAATTGCTTTACCGCCGCTAGTAGTCCAGGGGTCTCCAAAGGATACTCCTAATCGAGTTCGAAGCTGATTTGTAAATATAAGACAAATACGCTCTCTGCCAACAAAATTGGTTACTTTGCGCATTGCTTTTGATAAGATGATAGCTTTTGAAGTCGCCCAACCATCTTTATCATAATCAGCTGCCATTTCAACTTTCGTCGATGCGCCAGCGACAGAATCGACTACAATAGTAACGATCCTGTCTTTTGANCCTTTACGAACTGCTTCAACAATGGAATCTACAGCATCAAAAATGTCTTCGACAGTTTCTAAAGGCACGTATAACATTTCCTTTAAATCAATACCAATAGCTTCTAGAAATTCTCGAGAAACTGCATTTTCAGTATCGATATAAACTGCCAAACCGCCTTTTTTCTGAGTATTAGCNAAAGCATGAGCTGCTAATAACGATTTACCTGATGCTTCTAATCCAGTAATTTCAATAATTCGACCGACAGGTAATCCTCCGTTAGGTCGATTGGAAATTGCTAAATCTAACATAGTAGATCCTGTCGATATCCATTCATTGACATCTGATGGCGAATCTGTATCACCTTCCAAGAAATACGCAACTTTATAGTTCGTAGACTTGAATTTTTTGTTGAGACTGTCTGCTAGCACATTTGCTAGGTCATTAGATACAGTCTCTTGATCAACTGTTGACTTTTTTGCCATATTTGAAAAATAAAGTTGCTAATTAATTACTTGTTGAACAAAGAATCGAATGCAGATGCAACGTCATCAACACTCGCCGCGTTAGTTGCGCCATCCATACTTTTTGCAGGAGCTTTAGCTGCAGTCTCTGATTTAGCAGATTCAGCCGTAGCTTCTTCAGACTCAGGATTAAGCCATTGCTCTAACAATTTAGTCATTTCATCGTAAGTGTATTCTTTGAATACTTCAGTAATTTTAGGTTGCGTACCTAATTTTTCCAATACTGCTTTGTTATCAGTGATTGGAGTTTGATTAGGTTTAATACGAATTGAAGTTTCAGGATAATCTTTTCCTGTTTGATCTTTCGTTTTAAACTCTACTGTAATATCGCGACCTGCCATTGGATCGGTAATGTCACCGTAATCAGGATCTGCAATAAATCCTAAAAGCTCTTGATATACAGTTTTACCAAAGCCCCAGAATTTTACTCCTTCAGATTCTTTACCACGAACTAAAACTGGAACGTAGCAACGCATTGTCGGCTCTAATTTCTTACCCATTTTCCAATCATCTGAATTTCCAGTTGATTTAAGCTTTTCAGCAAATTCAACGATTGGATCAGGTTGACCAAAAGACATAGGAGATAGAATTGACTTACCTTGAAAATTNTAATGAAAGTAAAGTTCAATAAATGGATTTTCTCGNTTGTGCTGATAAGGNACAATTCGAATTACTTGCGAGCCTGGCTCAGGTTTCCAAAGGTTATCTTGTTTTTTNGTAACCGTTTGAAGCGATTGAAGTTTTGCTTTGATAGCATCTAAGTTAATAGCCATAATGTAAAAATTTAATTGTTAATAAGTAATTGATAATTAGCAATTGATAATGTAAAGTGACGTGTCCGGAATAATCAAGATACATATGCAACGACTAACATAACCTTAATATATGAAAATCATTTCTAATTTCCAAATATTTTTATATAAATATGTTACAAATTGATAATTTGATATACTTTTGTAGCAAGCACTTTAAGTTCATTATTAGAAGTTACCAACAATGAATTTTTGTATTTGCTCCAATCAACAGAAAAAGAAGAATCTAATATACCATCATTTTCCAACTTAATTAGTGCATTAAGAGAATTGATAGTATACATGGTATTCGTTTCTTTCTTGCGATGTACTAACATGGCTCCTGATAATTGTTTTCTTTGAAATCCTTTTTCTACATTGAAACTGCAAATGAATTCATTGGAGTTTTCTATAGACAATACAAACAATTTATTTGAAGCTACAGTGTACGTCTTTGCAATCATTTCGACTACATGATCCAGCTCTTCTTCCGTGACAAATATACAAATTAACTGTAACAAATCTATCTTTCATTTTATCGAATATAAATATGTAACAGTTAACAATTCCATGTTAATTAGTTGTACAATTTACAAACTCATAACCGGCACCGGTCTTTTTCCAGATAATAAATACAAGCTCCATTTTGCTCATATCCCAGTTGTCGTTATATTCGATAGTTCGAGCCCAATGATATACATCTCCAGCACTTAAACTGGTAAATATCTCTTCTCCAAATGCGCCAGCTGCAATAGCTGATTTAGCTAGTACATGATGATGTATGTGCGGGTTTTGAGTACTACCATTTTGGGTAGCTTCAATTTCTTTGTATAGAAATAAAGCAGACATTGTATAAGTACCTGATAAATTGTCTAGAGCCTTTACATATACATTTACATTTAATTTACCAGCATTCTTACCAGCTCCTTGAGTTACATGAGTACCGATAGATAATTTAGGGGTTTGGTTGTTTTTATTTGCTATTTCACTTGGGATACCTGAGGTACTGGTACCGACAAAAGTTTCATTAACAAAGAAATTAGGTGTTCCTGTATATTGCCACTTAGTAGAAAATTCATCAACTAATGGTCCATTATCAGGTGTGGTTAATGCATCGCTTATCTGTAATGCTATAGCTAATGTTCTACCTCTGTGGTTTGCATATAACTCCTCAAATCTTGTAACTCCCCATCCTCCACAAGGTCCGCACCAAGTAGCAGTAAATTTACCAAAAATTGAATTTTGCAAACTGTCAATATAAACGCACGACCCGTTGTCGACAACGGCGTCTGGATTATAGTTAACTGATTTAGGATCGGTACATCCTTTAATTGCTGTCCCGTCATCTACTAACAATGTAGATTCTTGACAACTGGCAAATAACAGTGTCGTTAAAATAATTAGGTAATGTTTCATATGTGTTTCGGTTTAATAATAAATATGTAGTTAATTGACATTTCGTTCTACCATGTTTTGATAGGTAGGACCAATTTCTAATTTAGTAGGAAACTTTCCTTGTTGCTCTAGTTCAGCCTTTACTATTTGTATGAATTCAGCGCCGTCTTTCACATGAAAATCGAACAGGAAAGAATCGTATGTATAAAGTATCAGTTTTGATTCGTACGCAGTTGTACGTTGAAGTACGTTATGAATTACGGCCATGTTTCGCTCGGTTTCGAAAGCTTGCAGAAAGTAGTTTAAAAGTTTAGCTGGATTAAGATCTTTAAAGAAATTTAAGAATAATTTTCTAGAAAACAAAGGCGTTTCGATAAATCCTGTTTCACGAAACTGCTCCCAAAGCAATTTGGTATATTCATGCACTTTTTCAAAAAATGGAATAACTAAATACTCAGTAGCTATACCACCATACAGTTGTCGAAAGGAAATAGATTTTGACTCTTGATACTCTTCTTCAGACAATTTGCTTTTCTGAAAATAATATTCTCCTAAATGTTCATGTACTGAAACGTTATCTGGAAATTTATAATCTACTAACACTGCTAACAATCTTAAATGATAAGCGTCGTAGTCAAATGAAATCATAAATCCATCTTGAGCGAATCGACTACAAAAAGCGTCTCGTATACCAGTTTCTTTATTTAACGCCCCGAAATTAACTCCATTAAATCTATTTGAAGGTCGTCCTGTGGTAGTGTATATGTTGTATTCTGTATATACAAAATTATCATGTATTGGATAATCAGGAAATACATTTGCAAACTTACTAGCATTTACATACATTCCATTTTTTTCTATAGCCTGCAGCGAATTTAAAATAACTGTATTGTAAAATGTAAACGATTGATCTATTTTTAATAAATTTTATACATCGAAAAATGTATCGCGAATGTTTCTGCAACGCTCAACATGTTTCGTAATTGGAATAATAGCATTTAAATTTTTAAACCGATGATATTTTCTTTCGAAAAATTCATGAGCTGTAGTATCAAATTCATCGGGCATTGGTCGATTTCGATAAAAATACTCGATTAAGTCCATATCAATTAAATTGTCTTGTTGTACAAACTGACTGAACCGTTTTTTATTATGTATGTAACAGACATTGTCTTTTGGTAACGAATCTGCTAAATCAATTTGTAAATTAAGACCTTCTGTATGATTTAGCACTAAAACGCAATCTTTATCGTAATTGATGGCATATACATAAATCAGCGATATACTATCGACATACACAGGATAGTCACCGTTGCAATATACAGGAACTACTATCCAATCAGTTGAAGAGTATTTCTGCATGAAGCTAGTATATTCCTGTTGCGTTTCTATGATAGTCATAACTTATCTGAATATAAGAATAATTCAGATATTAACCAAATAAAGATTTAATTTCTGCAGATGTAGATCGATCGTATATTGTATATTCAATGTAATCAGTTAGTAAATCAGCAATACCAGGAAGCTCTGGATTTTTCTGAAAGACTATTCTTCTGTTGGTATCTTCGACGCCAGCTTTCTTTGGCTGTGCAGATATATCATCAAATCTAGGACCAGTCAATTTCCATGGAAGTTCAATAGCTATGTATAGCGATTGATCAATTTTATTTGACTTCCATAATTTATATTGAGCTTCGTCAATTTCAAATATCGCTCCTGCACTAACTGTATTACGTGCTGAAATAAAATATCTCGTATATCTACCAGTTTTATATTGTTTACCTGTAGGTAAAGGTGAAATGTATTTTGGAGATTGAAAGTTTGTCGTACCTTTAAGTTCTATATAATCGTAATTTTGCGAGCTTTGATCTTGATATGGTATTAATTCTCTCGACACTGTAGTATATCGAGCTTCTGTAAATACTGCTCCGTTAGTATACCGATGGTATTTTCCAATATACTCAGTACCGTCAGGAAACATCCATTCTTTACCTGTAGTCGATAAATTTTTTATAATTTGATTTTCAGGTACGTATAAAGCTGGTCTAGGCATTATTCATCATTTAACATTCTACATACTGTATTTACCGTGGTAGTCCAATCGTTGTTTGAAATTTCATGTTGTACAGTCGTCGCAGTCCATACTATATTTTTCTCTCTGTAAACTTTAGGTAAATAATTAATTGACACTGTATCGCCAAATTTAATTCCAGAAATTCCATCTAGTACTGCACTAAATTCCAATGGAAATGGAACTACTTCTTTTGAACCAGGCTGCGGTGTTTTTCCTTGAGTGTTTTTAAATACCGGCTCCCTAGTGCCAGTACCTAATGTCTGAAAGCCTTGAAACCCGGACAAATAAACTTCTTTAATAAACGACTGAAGAGCGGATACATCTGTATATTTAGACTTTTGTGCTTCTCCTTGAGCGCTAAGAATTTCTTTTACCCAATCTAATACTTTGGTTTGATCATAATCTGTACCGGTTTCCTTTTGAGACTCAGTTGCGCTAGGATTTTTAAAGTCTCTAGGTTGCGCAACATCAGAACTAGTAGTACCTGGTAATCTAGTAGCTCCAGGTGTTAATGTCGACGTAGCCGCTACATACGCTGCAGTTACATATTCCGTAGGAATTTTTGTCGATAAGCTAATATTACGACAAATAGCATTTTTCGTAAATGCAGTAAATTCATATGGCAATCGTTCATCGACTTTTGTACCAGATCCATTACGTTTCTTTAAAGCCTCAAACAGTTGCGAATCCATTGAATTAACTTCAACGACGTACAATTCATTTGGATTGTTTCGGTTCGAAGCTAATGTAAGTTTATATCGCGTACCGGTATTATCGTATATCGATTGAAAAATTCGCTCGTATAACTTTGCAATAGTAGCTTGTGGAGAACGTACTCTACCGCTACCTTCTGTAGTTGAAATGTTATTGATAATTCGTTCTATAAATTCTACACAAACCATAATTTTACTTAAGTCTCCATGATTTTTAACTGCGTAGGCTCTTACTGCTTCACCTCCGTTGGCATCGTTATTAAAAAAGCCGCTTTCTGTGTTGATTGAATCAATACCACCATGACCAGCGGGATAAGTTGAAGCATCTTCCCCAAAAAATGGATCAATTCTTGCACGACCACCTGATGCAGATCCTAATATAATTTCTTCAGGATTAGCAGAAAGTTGAAAAAGGTTATAATGTACAATACCAGNTCCTGTCGTTACATCTTTATTACAAACAATTTGAATAGAATTAAATTTAGATTTATTGTTAGCATCAAGCGATGCATTTCGACTTACATCATTAATAACTTTCGTAAGTCTTTCCAACGACACGTAATGACGAACGCCACTGCCTACTGTCGTTGCTACTGAAACAGGGTCGTTTGGGTCTGCAGCTTGATCTGAACCATATAATGCAAATGCAGCGTATCCTTCTCCGAGTCCTAAATTGTTTATTTGATAAGTTTTTTTATGATCTTGCGATTCTTTTTTTATAGTTGTAAGTACGTTATTTTTAACTATTTCACCTGGGGTCGTCGGCGATTTACCTTTTTGCGAAGCAGTTAATGCAACTGAAAATGCATTGATGCCTGCTCCAATACCAGATGTAGTACATTCAAATGTACCTTGTGGCGTCACTGAATATCCGAAATTGCAAACTAACCCTTGCCAATTACCAGCCGGTCCAGCGGCGG